TCCCAAATACCAAGTTTACCTGTAGTATTACGCTCATCCTTCATCTGGTTAGAGATCCAGTTTGCATCACTCAGAGCATACACTTTCGAAAGCGCAGAGCGAGTACCCATGATAACTGCTTCACGACCAGTTGCCATTTCAACATTCTCAGCAAGCTCAAGAAGATTAGCTTTTGTGAGCGTACCCGTTTTCTTATAATCTGTACCTTGAGGAAGTTGATTAGAAGCACCAATAAATGCTGCATAAAGCAGACTATTTACATGATAATCCATAGCCTCATAGACTTTGTTAATCATAGCTGCCCAATCAATACGACCAGACATGAAAAGCTCATACTCATCATAAATCTTCACGCCATACCATTTTGTCGGAACAGAAATAATCTTTCCAGCACCGATCTTCTGACGAAGAAGGTCATGATGTCCACCAGACAGCTGGCTAACTGTAAGGATGGAGTTATCAGGAATATAGAACTCATTCTTGTCACCGTCTGCGATATTGCGGATATCAACAAACTCACGGAAGAACGGATTCTCACCCCAACCAGAAACAAGCAGATCTTCAATAGTGTCTTCAATTACTTCAAAAACAGCAACACGATTTCTACGGATTGCCTTTCTAAGCTCTCTACGAGAAGCTGTTTCATCGATACCAAGAACTGCGAACATCTTTTCACGGATCTTAGCATTAGCTTCCTCTTTGGAATACTGCTGAATGTTACCCTTAGCTGTATCTACCATAAGCTTGGAGAAACAAGCAAGTTCATCAGCGTTCTCAAACGTTCTCTGAATAGCAACGTCAAAATTCATAAAGTTTTTCATAATTCACTGTTCCTCCTTTCTTACGATGCACTAACATTAATAGCTTCAACGTTAACAAGCCAAAGACCCTTATGATCCTGACCAATAATCTTACCTGTGAAACCTACAGTCCCACCAACCTTAATTTGATTCTTGTTCGCTTCGCCACCGACAGCAGCACCGACAGACGGAGTTCCGCTAAATCCTTCGGTGGAAAGAGCAAACACATCACCTACATGAAGCTCATAAGCACGAACAATGTCGTTAGCTGCATTGTAGAAGTTGTCCTCATCCTGAATCCTAGAATTAAACTGTTCATAAATCAGGGGTACACTAAGTACAAGATACGGGGTCTTACCAGCAACCACTTTACCAGCTGCATAAACATCCTGACCCTGATATGCTCCAAGAGACACGAGCGAACCATTATCCATAGCTTCGCTAATTTTTACATTAATAATATGACCAGCAGTCGTAGCTTTAAGCTTTGTGCTTTCGCAAACTGCATGACCGCCATATGTAATTCCTGCAATTGCCATAATAATTTTTCCTCCTTTATTAGTTTTTAAAACAAAAAAAGACCTTTAGGTCATCAATTATCAAAAAGATTTCCATAAGGCTTCTTTTTATTTTCGTTACTTGCTTCAAACATCAACTTATTAGATTGTTTCTGATTGAAGCTAAATTTTCCTATTTTAATCTGCTTAGCAAGAAGCAGATCCATTTTTGTTTGTACTTCTTCCACAGAGAATTTATCTAAACTATTTTTTAACTCTTTATATTCATCTGTGTCCACAATGCCAGCATATACTTCATTGTTCATGATATCTTCTTTAGCGATTGAACGATACTGATTTAATTCAGCCATAAGAACATCATAATTAGCTCTAATAGCATCAAGCGCAGCTTTCTCTTCGGCAGTAACCAGTTCTTTGAACATTTCTATACGTTCACCTTCAAAAGAAACATTTTCTTCATCCTTTGAATAGGCTTGTTTATAAATCTTGTTACCTGACCAGTTTTCATAAATAAAGTAATCATCATAAACATTTGTAATGAAATACCACTCTTCATCAGATTCTTCAACAGAACCAAGAAGCACATAAAGCGAATAACGAAGATCTTCGTGAGAAATCTCATATCTTACATAAACTTCATTATCATTTTCATGAAAAGATCTTATAAAAGTTTTCTTCATAGTATCATCGTCTGTATTCGGAATATCCTCATCACTGTTGTCATCATCAGAATCATCTGCGATAGCTTGAACTTGAGGCTCATCTTCATCAGCCTGTCCTAACTCATCATCTGCATCATCAGGCTCTTCAGAATCTTCATTCGTGTCATCAGTGTCATTAGGCTCGTCAGATTCTCCAGAAGAATCAACTTCTCCAGAAGGATCAGAATCACCGTCTTCTTCTCCGTCATACTGACCATAAACGTCCATAAATTTCTTTTCCAACTCTTCATCAGTAAGACCGTCAATATCAAATGTAAGGTCTTCCTGATTTACAGAGTATTTTTCAAGCAATTCATTAAGTTTCACTAAACCGTTTCCTCCTTCCTTCGAATTTTCTATATTCAACTTAGAAAGAGCATTAGTAACTCTTTCCAAAGCTGCTATCAATTCTTTAGGATCTACCTCCTCGAAAGGCAGGAGATTGCTTCCTTTCATTCCTTCGGTAACATGTTCTCCCAAACAAGTTACCCCTGAGAAAGTAAACTTATCAATATACAAACAGTTTTCTTTTGCATTATAATGCATTTCCTCTACAGCAATCTCAACTGAAACTTTCGTTCCACCCTTCTTTTGTATAATTTCATATCCACCATTCGAATATTCTGTAAAAATATATCCATCAACAATTACATAGTCTTTATCTTCCTCTTCATCGTATTCAAGATGAGCATTCCCAGATTCTGGAACAACCCCAATCGGTTTTTCAATATAGTTGATACGCTTTTCTCCTTCATTAAAAGGATCGTCAACAATTTCCATATTGTGTCTATCAAAGTCATATTCTCCATCTTCGATTTCTACAATATGAGCTAATATTGGCTTATTATAAAAAGAAGGAAGAGCTTCTTCCATAGTTTCTTTTGTTATATAGCTATTGTTTCTATTCAATTTAGTATGACAAGCTTTTAATCTTACTTTATAAAGACCGTTGATATCTTCACTATTATCTGCCTCGAAAAGAGCAGGAACAGCTACCATAATCGGTTTATCCTCGTGATCAGAAGAATTATATGTATAAATCTTATTCTTTACACACGAATCAAAAAGTTCGTCTAATGTTAAATATCTGTTCACTTTTCCCCTCCTTTCTTTTAAAAATAAAAACTCCATAATAGGAAATTAATAAGTAAGTATGTCAGAAAAAACAATCCTATTTTTTATATCATCACTGGCAAAGGTCATTTTCATGTTATTTTCAAAAACATATAATTCGCCATCTGAATAAACTAATCTATAACCCATTTTTTCCAGAATATCTGCATCTTCTTTGCCAATAACTTTCATAAATTTAAATTTCCTCATAATCCTTTTTCTCCTTATTTATTATCGTTCTCTCTACTTTTTTCTCCTTCATCCGTTAAAGAATCACTATTTGGTCTTCCTCCTTCAATTGGATCTGTATCAAGAGAAGGATTACCAGATTGTGTATATGAAGTAGAAAGAGGAATCCAGTTCTTATGCAATTTTAAAACTTTATTCTCTAAATACTCAAGAGACATTGTTTCCAGAGGAGTGTATCCATCAAGCGCAGCAATCGCCAGCTTTGTGGGAACACCATTTTGTCCACTCTTTAATAAAGAATCCTTTTTAGACTCTTTTGTATAAACAGACACTTCAAGGTATTTTACGATTGCATGATTCTTTCCAATCTTATAAGTGAGATAACGATTCATCCACGCTTCAATCTGTGGAAGTATTGAACTAATAGCCATCTCTGTATCACAGAGAAGAGCAGCCAAATAAGCACTAGTTCCAGTGATTTGATCGCTATTCAAAACTTCCGAACCACCAGAAGTTTTAAACAAGTTATTTGTAGCATTTGATATCATATCCACATCAGAAGTATCAACAGGCTTAAATTCAATAGTATCAATCGGGAATGGTGAAAGCCCAAATCCTACTTCTGGAGGAATCTCTTCTGCCATTTTGTTGTAGTACTCAAGTGCTGTATCTATATCAAGTTTAAAATCATCTACTTCATTTGAGTTATTAATTGTCTCAAGACGAGCGACCAAAAGTTTATAAATAGATAATTCATCTTTTACAGACTGAATACCCTGAAGATCGGCTAGATCAATCAAGGCTTCAAACAATGCTCCGAAAGGAGGAAATGGGAAAGTTGGATCATCAATATTAACCTTTAGGCAAATTGTCCTCTCAGGATCAAGTTCTTGCCATCTTAAATTAACTATATTCTTTTGATATCTGTTATATTTTTGCTTGAACTCTTTCCCCCAATAATCTAAATTCTCCTCATGAGATCTAAAATATGAAAAATCAAATGCAAAATTTAATACACCATCTTCAATGGAACTAACCTTACAATAATCTCCATCTAAGATATGAATAAAAAAAGAATCATCATCATCATATACATATCCGTAAACTGTATCTTCTCGCCAAGCTACAACTAACAATTTAAAAATCTCTCTGGCTAGATGCATCTGTTCAACTTTTGCACATGTTTTATAATATCTAGTTAGTACTTCATCTTCATCCTGCTCTTTCGTTAGATCAATTAATGGAATAATAGATTGAGCAGTTAAATCAATCATTTCTGCATTGTAATGAATTAACCTTCTATAAAAAAAACTAACTCTATATAAAAAGCGGCTCAAGTTGCGGAGGTTTTGGGAATTAGCGAACGGATCTTTCATAAAAGTTCTAAGACGCTCTTTGCTATATGTGTTATACGTTCTCGTTTCATTCTTTGAAAGAGTAGTAAGATTAAGTCTTGAAAGCGCCTTTGCAAATTGTTCTTTTAAAAATTGCTCCTTCTGTGAAAAATATTGCTCTTTTTCTTTTACAGACTTTTCTTTTTTATAGGTAACTGCCAACCGCTACACCTCCTTTACTTTAACCTATAGCTTTATAAAATCGACCTCTCCTAATAGGAAGTCGCTTAACAACACTTTCCTCTTTGCTTTTTTTGTTTTTGCCTCGTACTTCTGACCGTCTAAGCTCCTGTAAAAAATAAGCAGCCATACTTAAAACATAGGCTCTATCATCATGCATTTTGCCTTGCTTTTCTTTACTTAACTCAAAAGAATCTTTTCCAGAATCACGCTCTTTCCGAACCATATTGACAATTTCCTCTTTCATACTATCCATTTGATTTAAAGCAATTATTTCTTCATCAGATAACATATAAACTTCTGTTTTTGCCATATCAGTTTCTTCCATGCGTCTTTCTAGTTCTTCGTTATATTGAGCCTCAGGAACTTTTCCTGCCTTAATATCAGCCCGAAGTTTTTTTATTAAACTATCTTTTATTTTTTCATCAACTTTAATAAGAGTTACATACCCTTTTCCATTATATTCTGCAGGAAAATCTACTAAATCCTGAGTGACCATTTCTTTTAATGCTTCATAAATCAACGACTTATATTTAGATGGTTCTAATAATCTTACCTTGTTAATTGCATTCGGAAATTTTCTAACATAATCAAAAGAATACTCTTTATCTATTAAGCCTCTGTGTAAATATTTTTCTTCTCCCTCATGTCCTTCCTCATAAAAATCTGGCATTAAAAAGTCTGCAATATTTACACCACCACCACCAGCACCAGCATCAATTCCTATTACATATATTTTTTCATAATCAAGATTATTTCCATTGTATTTAAGAATTAAATTTTTTAGATGTGCTATCTGTTCGGGAGTACGCATAGGTGTTCGATTCTTTTTCGAAATGTCCATAAAATTTTCAAGATTAACAAGACGCATTTTCCAGCCTTTGATCGGATCTTTATAATATTCTGCTATTAAAACAACAGAGTTATCTAAAGATCTGGCAGGATCATAAAACAACCCAAACATCTTATCATTCGTGTCATTCTTTAATAGGGGAATCATTTGATAAGAATTGCGAATAATATCTGCTCTTCTTACTACAGCATTCACACCACCATCAGTTGTAAACTGATTATAATATTCTCGGAGGGCTTTCTCTTTATTTTCATTCATGGCAGTATCAATCTTTTCTTGTGAAAGAAGAGATACTGGATATATCTTCCCTTTATAAGTCGCAGAAATAACAATATCACAATTCATATCTGCCACAAAATATCTGGGATCTCCTGCAAACATTTTCTTGCTATAATCTCTATATTTTGTATAAAAATAAGAATCTACAGAACTTGCAGAAGAAGTATATAACAATTGATTTGGAAGTTCTCTTGGAAGAGTAGTAATATCAATACCACCGCCAAGTTTGAAATCTTTCTCTTGAGCCGTATAAGGTTCAATTACTTGAAAAACTTCCTCTGCCAACCATCCTGACTCATCGAAGCAAACTGCTTCAGCACGTTTACCTCTTTTTGCGTTAATATTACTATTTAGCGTTCTAACAAAACTTCCGTTATATAGCCTATAAGTAAACCCAGCAGGATTTCTTATAAATCCATCAGAATTTGTCTGATTAATAACAACCTCATGCCTAAAAACATCTGTTAACCCAGTAAAAGATTCAACTTCGTTCTTAGCAATAGAAACAATCTTTTCGAAAGTTTCAATACTCTGATCAGAAGTACCAGCGCATATATAAAACCTTGCACTATTCATAAGCATTCCTCTGGTCATATAATAAAGAGCAAGTAATGTACTTTTACCATAATTTCGACTACATAACCAAAGAGCGTACATTTTATCCCAAGACGAATTAAACACATAATTCTGACTGTCAAGAAGCTCTACTCCAATGAACCTTTCCATGAATTTAGTAGGATTCCGTAAGCCCCATTGCTTTATTTCTGCTAATTTTTCAAGACCTTCTAATTTTCTTTGAGAGATAATTTGTTCTGTAGGTTTTATAAAAATAGTAGGAGAGGATGGAGTCCAAATTTCGCTCATAGAATCACCTCATCCTGCTCATTAATCAATCCTTTCTCTCTCAAAAAATCTTTAAGATCATTATTTTCTCTCTTTAAAATCCTATATTCTTCGTTATGCAAATCAACTTCCGACTGAAGTTTTGTTATTAATTCTCGTTGTGTCTTAATAATATCTGTATAATCATTTTCGTCAAATGCCAATTGCTTCGCTATTGCATTCGCACTTATCTCAGCTACTTGTTGCATACCCTGAGAAGTTCCTATATCAAACGCATTTAGCTCCGCAGATCTAAGATCCATTTCTTTAAGCTCTTTTACCTTACCAGTCCAAGTGTTCGCACCTTTGGAATTATTATTACTATGCTTAAACGAAATTCCATTATCTTTTGCTAAGTCTAACGCAGAACTAAATATTTTATTTTTCGTCTCCTCAAGAGATTTGATCTTAGCAGCATTAGCTATAATAGAATCAACGGTTTGTTGTAATCCATTTATTACATGATTTAATCGTTCTGCCTGAGTAAATGATTGAGTTATTTCTACACATGCACTTAATTTCATCTGATCTTCGTTAGTACTTTCGTCTAAAAAACCGCAAAGCATGTTATACATTAGAGGTTTGTCAGATTCTAACGCAGTCTCAAAAGGATCATAACCAACAGCTTTTATAACAGTCTTCTTGTTAGTCTCATACATTTCTTGTACTTCTTTCGCACTAACATCACGTTCTTCTGAAAAAACTGGCTGGTTTCGTTCTATGTCTCCGTCTTTCCAACACATGCCCCTATAGTTTCTCATAGAAATATTTTTAATATAAGCATTCCACACATCACTCTTAACTTTTCCAGAAAGTTTATTCTCGGCTTCTTTAATACTTGCTTCAAATACATCTTCCTTCCAAGGTTTATTCAAGTATTCGAGTGTGGTCTTGATAGACTCTTTAGTAGGAAACTTTCTTTTTCCTTCACTATCGATTTCGTACACTAATTTTTCTGCACACTGTTTACAAATACGACTGATACCTGTTGCATTTCTTGGGTCTGTATCCTTATAAAACCCATCCTTTTTAAATACATTTCCACATAAATAGCAACTATAATATTCTGTGCCGAATGTTTTCTTTGTCTCAGAAACAGCCCTATCAATGGCTGTCTGAGTAGCGATAGACTCCTTGCTTTGCGGCTTTCTCGTCACCTGTCTAGCCATTTTATCCCTCTTTTCCAAAACAAAAAAAATGGTAAGGACATAAATGTCCCTACCACTTTTATAAAAAACAGCTGTACATTTCAGCTACAATTGTTAATTATTCTCCATAAGGAGTATTTAAAAAAACGGTTTAAATAATAAAAAGGTATGTTTATCTTACCGCTTCTTTAAGCGCTACCGCTGCATTAAATCTAACCTTACGATGTGCAGGAGAGATTACGGAACCCCCAGTCTGTGGATTCCTACATACTCGCTCTGAAACATCATTAGTTCCAAATCTACCAAAGTTCGGAATAGTAACGGTGTCACCATCAACAAGAGCGTCACCAATTACACTAAACACGCAGTCAATACACTCATTTGCGTCTTTCTGTGTAATATCCATTTTTTCAGCGACAAGTTTAACAAAATCAATTTTTTTCATAATAATATTCTCCTTTTCTTCAAAAAACATTTATTTAATTTAACACAAACGTATGCTCATCTACTTTACCTTTATCTTTCTCAAATAAAAGAAGAGTAGCAGTAGGATCAGCAGACCTTCTTAGTTTAATAGAAAAGTCATCTAAACCAACCACAGAACCTATCCCTATTACTCCTTTTCGCACTCCACAATTAAGAAATTCGCCTCTGTGTTTATGACCTGCTATCAAATAAGATATTTTTGTGTCATATACTTCTTCATAATCCTTTAACGCATCTGGAAGATGTTTTATTTCACCATGAACCCCTAAAACATTAAATCCTTCCACCTCAGTAAAAATAAATCCTGTCTTATTTTCATACATAATAAAATTAGGATTGTCAGCATTAATGATCGATATTAATTTTCCAGTTACCTTTTCTATGTTCTCGTTTGGATGTTCACCTTTTCGTCCATCCAGCAATCTGAGTTCACCGTGATTGCCAGCTGTTTGATAGTATTCTACATAAACATGGTTTGATAATTCTCGTAACCACTTTCCCATATATTCTCCAAAAAGAATAGCAGAATCAACGACACCGTATCTAAGATTCCACAACTGAGAAAATCTTAAAAAACCTTCTAGCGAGTCACCAAGATTAAATACTTTCAGTTTTCCGATAGCGTGTTGTTCACAATAACTTACTGTTTCATTAAAAAGAATGTCCATTCGATTATAGAATATCTCTGGACTATACTCATTTAATATTTCTCCATATACTCCATACTCTCTGAACTCTTTTCCAAAATGCATGTCAGCCATACACAACACGGCAGACTTTGCTCTATAGGGGATATCTAAATGTTTAGGAGGGGTT